GTTTTAGTTACTCGCCAGTTGTTTAGAATATTGTTAGGTCTTTCCCATTTTCCACTCTCGTCGTGTACTAGTAGTTTTAATTTTTCACCATCATAACTGTTGTCACCAGTGTTCTTCCAGTCGATAGTTGTATCTAGACCTTCTAGCTCTTCAGGTCTATCTACTGAAGTTATACTTCTCCTAGTGAGTTTAGACGCTGGAACTCTATAAGCTAGCTCTGTTTTAGGTCTGTCCATACCGTCTTGTATGGGCTTAAAGAAAAACGGGTAGTTAACTGATATTGGCACAACCTTGTCTGTGAACATCTTTTTCGCATGAGGACCTGATTTAGATAGTATTCCAAATCTCGCGTCACTAGAAATTGTAGCTTCATTAACTGTTTCTCCAGATGCCATGAATGAGAAACCTGAACGTCTGTTTTTGAGATAACACATTCCAAAACATCTCTTGTCTGCTTTGCAGGCTTCCCAGAATATATAGAACAATCTATTTGCCTCTCTAAAATCGGGGTTACCGATGTCAATCTTTGACCACTGAAGATACATGTAATGAGTACCTGTAATATAAGTAGCTTCGCCATTGTTGCTAAACCAAAAACCTTGGCTTCTCTTTTTAAATTCGTTATCTATATAATCGTACCACTTCTCTTTGAAAGCTTCGTCGTAGTTTTTCCAGTCAAATATAGTTTTTATTTTGCTAAGCTCCTTAGGATATTCTAGAGGTTTCCACTTGTCGTCTTTATTCTTGTGCGTGTCTTCTTCTTTAGGTAAAGCTATTTTTAAGTTTTGTATCTCGTATATTTTACCTATCTCACCAGTTTTACTGATAACAACCATATCAAACTCCTGATTGTAACCGTACTCCCATTTTTTGTACCTATTCTTCTTGTTTATTACCTTAGGCTTTATATGATCAGGTAATACTCTATAAAGTGTTTGCTTGTACATCACTTAGATCTTCCTTCTGCAAAACCTCTAAAAGCTTTTTCTTTCTTTTCAGTAGGCTTGTCGTTTAATATGTTTTCCTCGTCCTCTATGCGTTTAAGTATTTCAAAAGCATCGAAAATAGCAAGCTTCTTTGTAGCGGCAGCGTTTTTAAGGCGGTCAGCAGATATATCGTCATCAGAATCCACAATAGCTTCTTTAGCTACCTTTATTAATTCCTCAACTGCTTTTTGCCCAGCTAGGATTATATTCTTTTTCGTTTCCTTGGTATTCATATTTAATTGCAATATCATTTGATTTCATACAATATAATCGTTCGCCATCAATTATAAATTCAAACTCACCATAGGGAGTATAACCTACTAGGTCACCAGGAACGATTTTAAGAGCTTCTAAGGAACTATTACCGTATTTTAGTATTCCTATAAGCTTTCTTTCTTTATCCAGTGTTAGAGTATCATTATCTAACAAGGGTTTCACAAAACAGCGATCTTGAAAAGAGTTCCAAGAATTATTGCTCTTGTATAAGTATATTTGGTCAGGTGAACAAAAATACAAGTCATCTACAAATTTAGATCTACTATCTTTTCGTTTACCTCTAATATCAAGAAAACTTCTAAAAACATTATGGTGTATAATAACCACATCACCCTTCTTTATTGGTGTAGAGTAAGCTGAGGGAGTTGAAACCACTACCGCTCTGTTGCTTACTGCTTTGAAGTCTTCAGTATTAGTGTTAGTTATTAGGCTTTTGTCACCTATCTTAACTTCTGTATCGTACCTTTTATTAACAGGTTTTACGATAAAGTCAAATAAACTTTTCATTAGTATTCTAGATCATACTCAACAGAGATAGCCATGTTAGAATTAAACTTCTTCCATGGCATTACCTCGTCTTTCTTTTTGATGTAGATACTATAAGAACTATCGTCTTCAGAGTACAATATAGCGGATATAGTATGACCGCCATAAACCTGTTGACCGACAGCATAATGCATCGCATCGTTTTTGTAATCAGAACCTATACTTATTTTTCTAACTACAGAATTCATTATTCTTCAGATTTAACTACAGTTAAGTCTGAGTCGTCATTTTCTTCAATTTCAGTATAACTACCATCACTCATGTTAATGTTGATGGCTCCATACTCCTCCTCCAACTCTTTTTTTGTAGCTTCAATTTCTTGAGAAATAACAGCTTGAGCGTGTAAGGATTCGTGTTTACGTACTTCAATAATACCAATATCAGTTAACACGCCTTGTAGTTTAGCTTGCTGTTCTTGGATCTTCTCTAGTTGTTCTTTTTTAATTTTTGACATTTGATTTGATTTAATTTATTTATTTACTTATCTTTATTATCACTTGATTTTTTATTCTTTTCCCAGGTTCTACCAACAAAATAAGCACCATAAGTAGTCATTAACAATGTTTGAAAAACTGGTATGTATGCTGCGTTTATTTTAAATCCGCCTATATTACCATCTGCAAAAGCTAAAATAGTAAATACAGCCGTCAAATAAACCATTACAAGCGGCCTAATATTCTTAGATAGAAAAGAATCAGACTGCATATCCATTTTCCACCTGTCTGTAACCTGACTCTGAGCGTCTTGGTCTGCTTTTTCTAGTAGTTCTTGTATTTTGTATTTAGCAGCTAACCTTTCCTCGTCTGTAGTTGTTAGTTTATCTATAACTCCACCTACATCTTTTATTAAGTTACCGCTTAAAAAACTTAGTATTTTTTTTCATTTTCCTGTTTTATCGTATGCTTCTTTTTGCCAAGGCAAATTTTTAGCTCCCTCGTCTAGTGACTTTCTAGAATATTT